AGGTGATATGCCTGGACCACATTAGCATTCTGATTTCGGGCTTAACCTCGGGTGTCAACGATGAGCGTAGGCTCGTTGATGACATCATGACCAGGCTACGTGTCGAAGTTCAAGCGCTGGGCATCTGCCTAATACTAGTGTCTCACCTACGTCGCCCACAAGGGGACAAGGGACACGAAGGGGGTGCCCAGGTCAGCCTCAGTCAGCTGCGTGGGTCACACGCGATAGCGCAGCTGGCAGACACCTGTATCGGCCTAAACGTCGATGCTGAAGATCCAACCTCAGGCAAGCGCAACATCGTGGTCTTAAAGAATAGACACACGGGCGAGGTCGGGCCAGCTGGCATCTTAAAGTACGACCTGGAGACAGGACGTCTGACTGAGACCAACGAGTTTAGTGACCTAGACGACGTGCCGTTCTAGTCATGCAGTGGTTTACAGTCTTACTAATTGAGTACACCAGTGCTCAATACGGACCCATGTCAGCACGGGTTCTATTCCCCACCTACAAGCAATGTGAACAGGCTATGGAGATCCATGAGCCTCTTTACGAGACCTATCAAGACGCGGCGGTCTACTGTCAGCGCATCAAACTAAGCAAATCAATCAGACCAAAACTAAGACCAGAGGAGAGCACCCATGGTTTCTGAACGCTATTTACAACCGTTAACTATGAACGACTACCAGGCCGACATGGCACAGTATGCCATATATAAGTGGAAGGTAATCTACCCAGCGCTGGCACTTAATGAGGAAGCTGGAGAGGTCGCTGGTAAGATCTCGAAGCTGATCCGTGACAAGGGTCTGAAGTTCGACGGCACAGAGAAGCTGACAGACGCACAACGTGCAGACATCATCTTCGAGTTAGGTGACTGCCTATGGCAAATTGCTGCCCTATCACGTGACCTTGGTGTCAGTCTGAACGAGGTTGCACACATGAACCTGGAGAAGCTGAGGCTACGTGCCAAGCGTAACACGCTCAGTGGGTCTGGAGATCACAGATGACTGAAGCTGGTATCATTGGTGTAGAAACACTCGAAGAACATGAGGATGGTAGTGCAACCTACCAGTTCCACATGGATGCACACTGTCGCCGACTACTGGCAGAGGAAGGGCTAAAGCTAGTCCTATATTGTGCAGCTGCAAAGATGGACCTTCAGTTAGTCTATGACTTCATTGAAGACCACATTAAATACGAGAAAGACGAACTCACTGAGTACGAGTTTGGAGATCCCAAGTGACCCGCTGGGTCTGGGACCTGGAGAGTGACGGACTACTAGATACTGTCAGCAAGATTCACTGCATTGTGCTTAGACACGTTGAGACCGACGAGGTGCAAACCTACGGCCCCGACGAGATCAAGGCTGCAATGTTTACACTGATGAACGCTGAAGAGGTCATTGGTCATAACATCATTGCTTATGACATCCCCGCACTCCAGAAGGTGTATCCAGGATTTGAGATCTTAGGTAAGATCACGGATACACTCGTACTGTCACGTCTGGTTGAGGCCAACCTGGCAGAGAAAGACAGCATACGTCATGCCAAGGACCCTGAGAAGTTTTCAAAGAGACTGACGGGATCCCATAGCCTTCAGGCTTGGGGTCTACGCCTAGGTGACTACAAGGGCGACTATGACGGTGGTTGGGAAAACTATAGCCAAGAGATGCTAGACTACTGCGTCCAGGACACTCAGGTAACTAAGGTCCTCTATAAGTACTGCATGTCACGTGGCTTCTCTGAGCAGTCTATCGCGTTAGAACATTCGTTAGCACATATTTGTGACAAGATTGGCAATAACGGATGGACCTTCGATGAAAGTAAGGCAACCGAGCTATATGCATTACTTGCGCAGAAACGGAATGAACTACAGCAAGGCTTAGACAAATTGTTCCCACCTTGGGAGATAACTGAAGAGTTTATACCTAAGCGAAACAACAAGACACTAGGCTACGAGGAAGGTGTCCCGTTTATTAAAAGAAAGATGATAGAGTTTAACCCAAGTAGCCGACGTCACATAGAGTTTTGCTTACGCCAGAAGTATGCATGGAAACCTTCTAAGTTCACAGGTACTGGTCACGCTCAGATTGATGAGACAGTCTTAGGTAAACTTCCGTACCCAGAGGCCAAGAAACTGGCTGAGTACTTCATGATCGACAAGCGTGTCGGTCAGTTGGCTGAGGGGCCACAGGCTTGGCTCAAGAAGGTCGATGCAGACGGTAAAATCAGACACACAATTGTGTCTGGGGGTACTGTAAGTGGACGTGCTGCTCACCGAGGTCCAAACCTAGCACAAGTTCCCAAGTCTGGATTATCTTACGGACGTAAATGCCGTGAATTGTTTACAGTTCCCGACGAATGGTTTCTGACTGGTAGTGACCTTAGTGGCCTCGAGCTACGATGCCTTGCCCACTACCTGAATGACGGCGGTGAGTATGCACAGCAGATCCTCGAAGGTGACATCCATACGCACAACCAGAAGGCTGCTGGATTGGCGACTAGGGATCAAGCCAAGACGTTTATCTATGCGACCATGTATGGCGGTGGTGACGCCCTAATTGGTAAGATTGCCAAGGGTGGTGCACCACAAGGTAAAAAGCTAAAGGAAAACTTTAACAAGAACATCCCAGCGTTTGGGTTACTGCTCCAGAGACTAAAAGCAGCACACGACAAAAGAGGCCACCTCATTGGTCTCGATGGTAGGAAACTATTCATCAGGTCAGAGCACAAACTACTCTCGCAGCTACTCCAGTCATCTGGGGCGATCACTTGCAAGAAGTGGGTTGAACTAACCTACAACGAAATCAACAGGCAACACCAGGACAACGCATATATAGTTGGATGGATCCATGACGAGATCCAGGTTGCCTGTCGAACACAGGAGATCGCTGAAGATGTCGGTCATATCTCTCGACGAATGGCGCAAGAAACAGGCAGCTATTTCGAAACTAAAATCCCCATTGCCGCAGAATATTCCGTGGGAAGAACTTGGGCTGACACCCACTGAAGTATCTGAACAACTAGCCGCAATTGTTACGCTCTATGTCGTTCTCGACAGGGCATGGCGGCGCCCCTTCACAGTGTCTAGTCAGTTTGCCCGTCAGGGTGCCTTCTATGTTGCTATAGCGGCCTCTGAGGGCATGATCACGACGAACTGTGGAGAGGATACTTGGGGCAATCGCTGGCTCATTTCTGAGTTTGGCATGGAACAAAAAGGAGAATTAGATGTCCTACTTCAAGACATTCTTAAAACAACCCGATGAAAACACAGTCTTGCTCATTGACGGAGACCTATATGCCTATCGAGCATGTGCAGCTGCGGAAGAGGAGATCAACTGGGGGGACGACATATGGTCTCTCGCGTCTGATCTAAAAACCGCCAAAAGTATATTCAAAGAAACAATCGACAACGTATGTGAGACCTTAGAAACAGGGTCTTTTGTTGTTTGCCTGTCCGACAGGGGTAACTTCAGGAAGTCCCTAGATCCTGAGTACAAAGGTGGGCGTAAGAAGACCAGAAAGCCTGTTGGCTACTCGGCATTCATTAAGTGGATCCAAGAGACCTATCGCTGGTATCGTGAGCCTCTACTTGAGGCAGATGACGTTATGGGGATCCTAGGGTCCGCACCGGGTCACAACACTATCATAGTGAGTGATGACAAGGATATGAAATCAATACCAGGGAAACTATACCGCCCGATGTCTGGTGAGTTTGTTACCACGAGTAAACAGGATGCGGACTTATGGTTTTACACTCAGGCGCTGACAGGTGACGTGACGGATGGATACTCTGGGTGTCCAACTGTCGGCATCAAGACGGCTGAGAAGTTATTAGCTCAATCACCAACCTGGAACACTGTTGTCCAAGCATACCAAAAGCAGAAACTTAACGCTGAATATGCACTTACTCAGGCACGTCTCGCTCGTATTTTACGGTACGAAGACTGGGACGTAGACAAGAGCATGATCAAACTATGGGGGCCAACAGGATGATGATTGAAGACACAACCATAAGTCGTCCATCCCATTACTCCAAGTGG